TTTACCATCAATTGATACATTTACAGGACGTGCTGCTAAAGCCATTATAGCACCTTTTAATTCAGCTATATCTTTAGATGAAGTTCCACCTCCTACTTGAACTGCACCTTTAGGGGCAGATACCATATCGTTTGCTTTAAATAAATCTGTGCCAGCTACAATAGTATCTTTATTATTAAATGAAATTGCACCTTCAGGACCATACAATACTCTATCACCATAACCACTACCTCCTGATGATGGGGAAATAATTCCATCATTCATTTGACTCATAAGATATCCAATACCTGCACCTACTGCAGCGGTGGCTAATGCAGCTCCTACAAATGGAATTGGACCCAAAGATTTCCATGCTCCCGATATAATAGACATTATGGCACCTTGTTTTTCAGCAGCAGCTAATGCTTTAGCAGTTTTAATAGCAGTACTTACTCCCGAAGCAAAATCCCAAATACCTTTAATCATTTTAGCTGCCATAATTCCTCCAATTATAACTAAAATAGTTTTCATTCCCCCTAATTTATCAATAATATCTTTTATTTTATTCCACATATCATTGAAATTTTTGTTGATAGTAATCAAGGCAGGAATAAGAGTTTTATTCATTGAGTCAGCCATCTGAAGTTGGGCTGCTCCTAAATTTTCTTGTATATTCTGTTGTTCAAATTGTTTAGCTAATTCTTCATCTTTTAATGCAACCATGGCTTCTTCAGCAGTCATAGTTTCACGGAGCTTATCATATTTTGCTTTTGCATCTTCTACAGATGCCGCACCTATAGCTTTTAAAGATTCTTGTTCTTGAAGTGAAGCAGCTAATTCTTCACGAGTCATTCCAACAGATTTTGCAATTGCATCTTGTTGGATTCTATTCATATTAGCAAAGTCAGCGGCACTACCGACATTTTTAGCAATTTCTTCTGCTACTGTTGCTATATCATTGTTCAAAGCAGCTTCACGTGCTTTTTCTAAATTTAAATTTTTACCAGTTAATAATTCTGCACTTAATTCCGCTTCAATTGATTCTTCAAAATTAAGAATACTACCTGCTATATCATCAACTTTATCTAAACTAGTACCTAATGCCTTTGCTTTAGCATATGCATCACCCAATCCTTTTGCCGAGCCATGAAACGACATTTTAATAGCTGCTGATGTTTTGGAGATTTCTTTTAATGCGGTTTTTTCATTAAGAATTAAACCTTTTTGAATACCTGAAAGTTTTGTTTGGGCCATTAATTCTCCGGAGAAATCTTCAGCACTCTGTCCAGTTGCTAATGTTAGTTTAGCTATATTATTAGCTTCTTCTGCTGTTAAACCAGCATAGTGAGACATTTTAGATAAAAATGTTACATCTTTTTGGAATGATTCGGACATTTGTTCGAATGCAACATTTGAACCTAAAGATTCGTTAATAGATAAAACACTTTCTTGTAAATGTTTTGAATTTACTAAAGTATCTCCAGTTGCTTGAGCAAATTTAGTCATTTCCATACGAGATCTACCAGCAGCCTCATATGTCATGTTCATACTTTTTGCAGCATCTCCTAACTCTTTATCAAGTTCTGTAACGCTTCCAACAACAAATCCAATAATTTTATTTATAACAGCAAATGGTTGGAGGAATTCATCTAAGGGGGTGTTTAATTTATCTAATTTTCCCCCTATTTTATCTAATATTTCAAATCCTTTAGCAGCTTGAACTGCTTTTTTTAAATCTTTTTCTAAATTCCCTATATCACCATCCATATCTTCTAATATGTCTTGAGATTGGGCGAATACAGCTTGTTGGTCTTGAAGGGTATTTGTAAATTCTATGCTTTTATTTAGTAATTTATCAATTTGAGCTTGGCGTTCTTTATTAAACCCTTTTTCTTTTTGAAGTTTTTCTAAATGTTCTTTTTGATTCTTTGCTTTGTCTCTTTCAGTTTTTGTACTGTTTATTTGAGCAGAAAGAGATTCTTGAGATAATCTAAGATTTTCTTTTTCTTTTTGAAGTTTTTCAGAAAGATTTTTTAGTTGATCTGTAGATAATCGTTTAGTTTGATCTTGGTGACTATTGAATTCAGAGGCTAATGTTACTAAACTAGATAAAGAATCTTTAGAGGATGCAAAACCATCTTTAATCCTTTTATTGCGATCCTCCATTTCTTTTAGGGCAGCATTTACCTCCCCTAAAATTCCCTTAAGTTCCTGAGCTTCTTTATTTTTGTCAGCCATATCTTTAAATTATTCTGTAATAAATATTAAAAATGCAAGCTTTTATTGATATTTAACAGGTGCTTTACCTTTTGAAGGAGCACCCATATCAAATGTTTGAGTTTCAGATGTGTTTTTTCCCGAACGAGATCGTTTTGAAGCTTTTTCATGGGCTGATTTTTCTTCATCATAAAATTGTTTCATTTCATCAAAAATAAAACGACGAAGATACACTGGCATATTATAGACAATAGGCCAGCTGTATCCTCCTTTTCCAAAAAAGCAAATTTGATGTATCTGTTTATAGATGGCTACTTTAGCCTTATTAGCTTGATCAATCGACGTCAGGCCAAAAAAACTTAATCCCAATTGGAATACTGACTCTATCCGAATCTCCGGAGGGAAAAAAAGTTAGATCTACATCTGGTTGGAATTTTTTGATATGAGTTCTTAATGATTTAGCATCTCGAGCTAGTAAGTGTTTATCAACAAACTCTCGGATTACTCTAGACTCTCGATTTCCATCTACTGATGTGATCATATATTTTAAACGAGTAGATAATTCAGGTGAATTTTCTTTGTTAATCTTTTTAAGACCATCTAATTCACGAGTAATATTATTTTCGTCTTTATGTTGAAGTAATTTGAAAGTAATTTCTGTTTTAGAAAAAGGAAATGTATAAGCAAATTCATTTACTCCTTTTGTAAACAAAGATTCATCTAATGGTTTACTATCTAACTGAGATAAATCAATTGTATAACTTTCACCTTCATATTCAAATGAATATTCTGGGCCGTATCCTAAAATACGAGAAGCAATCATGATTGCATTTTTATCTCCAACAATTAAATCATCATAATTAATTGGGGTTACAATTAATGCTTTTAATAATTTATCAATTGCAGTACCGTTTTTAATGTAGTTTGCATTAAGTAAGATATCCTCTTCTTTTGCAGTCATGTATTTCATTTCAACATAACCTTGAGCAAGGGGACTTTCAGGGGGATAAACTAAACCTTTTGAAGGTAATTCGATTTTTTCAGTTGGTACTTTAAATTCTTCCATAATTTTTATTTGTTATAACTTATTGTCTTATATAAATATATTAAAGAGCAGAAATATTATCAGGATTTACATTATATGATAAAACTCCTTCTACTTTTAATATTGCTTTACGTATGTCTTCCATTTTTGAACGATCAAAACCACTAGTTGCGATCCAAGGATGCCCATCAACTTTAACAGTTAAAATAGATTGGAATTTTTCTGTATTTTGTTCATTATAATCCATAGGTTCTTTTACAGATGCTATTGTCACACCTGGAATAGAGCGAATATCAGAGAATATTTCTTTTTGAGGGCGTTTTTTAATGTTAGTAATAAGCATACCTACCATTTTAAACTTGTCTTGGTATTCCTCATTTAGCTTTTTACTAAGCTCCTCTTTAACTAACGTACGTAAACTATCTAGTTTCATATGGTTATAAATATTGGCCTATCGAATAAGATTAACATTTCCACTTACAACTTGATCATTATCTGTTTCTTTAAATCCAAATTGGATTTTATATGTGTATAATCCTACAGGACAAGGTGTATTATTGTATGTTCCGTCCCAATATTCTGTACAATTATACGACTCATAAATTAATTCTCCCCATCTATTGTAAATTTCTAAATGAAAATCATATGGGTCAAATCCATTTGTAAATACAGGTTGAAATACATTATTATGTTCGTTTCCATCTGGGGTAAAAGTATTTGGAATATAAAATAACAATTCAGGGCAACGTGCGATAGTAACTACTGTTTGTTGTATAGGAGAAACACATCCATTTGAATAATGTGCTACTGAAATAGGAAACATTCCTGGGGTTTCAAATGAAATAGTTAAATTATCTTGTTGATAAATTGTTCCAATAAATGCCCATTCATTATATCCTGATAAATTTGACAGGGCACTAAATGTTAATGTTATTGAATCGCCTTCACATAATTCATAGAATGGATTATATGGAGTAATTGAATCAAGAGTTGGTTGTGGATTAACAATTACTGTAGTTGTAGTATCAAAAATACATCCACTTTGAGTATAAGTATAAGTAAGTATATTTGTTCCTACCGCAAGTGGAGGTGTAAAATTATTACCTACAATACCATTACCACTAAATATTCCTCCAGCAGGAACCGCGTTTAAAGTAACAAATTCGTCGTACGAACAGAATGGTCCTATGGGATCAATTACAGGAACTATATTAAATATTGTTACATCAAATGATACTGTTGGCCCAATACATCCATTTGCTTCAGGTGTTACTTGAATAGCACCAGGGATAAATCCTGCAGGGAATAAACTAAAATCTACTGTAATTTGATTTGTTCCTTGTCCTGAGGTTAGGGTTCCAACTGTACTCCATAAATAATTGTAAGTTGGATTTAAAGGAACATCATATATTTCATTTGAACTTAAATAACATATTGTATCTGATCCATTAATAGGTCCTGTTGATGGGATTGGGGGACCAGGTACAACTAATATTGTATCAGGCCCAATAGCAGTACCATTTCCATTACAAACATTCCAACCAGCATTACATGTTGGGTAACTTAAATGACAAGTATATTGAGTAGGTCCGTTTGGTGTAACTGTAATTGAATTTCCTGTTCCAATTGGAGCAGGGTTACCTACTTGATACCATACTAAAATAGGATTAACTACTGGTCCACTAGGAGTCCAACGCCAAGCATCATTTGTTGCTGTCCAAGCAGTTGAATTACGGCCAGGGACTGTAATACCTATTGTTCCTGCAGTATTGTGGATACCTTCAGTAGCTGTTCCTCCTTGCCATTGCAAACAAGCTGGTTTGTTTTGGATATAATTTTCAATATAATTTGTAGATTCGTAAATTACAATATGAAATGTTCCTTGGTTGCCTGTACAACTAAACATAGGCATGTTTGTCCAAGATACAGTTAATTTTCGACAAGGGGCAACTCCTGTAGTTTGGTATCTAATTTGACCTCCAATTCCAGGATGCCAATCTTGCCAAGGACCCATAATACAATTTTTAGGTACTAAAAAATTACCTGTAGGAATTGTTTGTGTTGTAAATGTGGTTGGTTGACCAGGAGAAAATGAAATCCATCCATTTGAACCTACCCAAAATTGAGTATACGTTTGTCCAAAGAAACAAAATGAAAATCCAATATTAAATGGCCCTTGTTGAGAATCATCTGTCATAAACAGTTGGGTACCTGTATTTAATAAAGGAACATACGGTATGCTTCCTACAGTATAATTTGTTGTTTGATTGGGGTTAGTACCTACACCACATTGACTTAAATCTGCGGTTAAAGTAATTGACCCTACACCACAAGGCAATATTTGATCAGGTCCTAAAGAAGGACAATATTGACCATATCCTATATTAGCTAATAGTAAAAATAATAATAGTTTTTTCATAAGTCTAATATATTGAAAAAAAATAAAAGCCCCAAATTTCTTTGGAGCTTTCATTGTATTTGTTGTTTAATCTAATATTAGAAATTCAATACACAGTAATCTGGTTGTACTTCAACTGAGATGTTTACTGGGGTTCCATCATCATCATAGCTATAGTCACCAAAGTTAACACTTGTAATAATGGCTCCTTTAATAACCCATTCAGAAACGATATCACCTACAGGTCCGATTACGTTAAACGTAATGTCTTTCTTGTAGAAATCAGAGTAACCATCTCTACCTGTTACTGATTCGTGTCCTAAACGTACCCATTCCATTACTGCTTGAGCACCACTTGGAGTAATTGCTTCATATAATGTAAATGAAATTGTACCCCAAACTGTTTTTCCTTTTACATATCGTTGGATGTTGATATGGTTAAGAGCAACTGCTGTTTGAGTTAAGTTAACTGCACTTACACCTTTAACTAAATAGGCAGGAACACCATCGATTGTAGCTACAAAGCGGTTACTTTGTTTTGGCTCAAACGGGGTAAAAAATATTTGATTTTGATCTAAAATTGCCATTTTATATTATTTAATTCTTTATTATAAATATCTAATTTTTTAATTTTTACCCTGGGAATTCAGCTCCTGTAGGCATCAAGATGAAATCTAATGAAATAAATTCAGCTGTGCGTGTTGGTTGGATATAAATTTGACCTATTAATTGGTTTTGATCAATTACTGCTGGACCATTGTTTGTATCATCTATTACTACTTTAAATGCATATAAACCTTGTTTTTGTTGAATTGATTCCAAATATGGAGTAACTCTTGAAGTAAATGCTATTCTTGTAGTGATTGTATTTTGTTCAAATACGATTGTATCTGCAATTTGACGAATATATGATTTTAATTCAATCATTAAACGACGTACATTTACACGATCTAAAGCAGATTGAGCTTTTTGTAATGTTTTCTGACCATATACTACAACACCTTGTTGGGGTAGTGTTGCAATTGGATTAATATTATTGCTATATAATGTATCACGATTACCTTGTGTTAGTTTCAATTCAGCTTGTAAAACTGTGTTTAACCCACCGCGGTTAATGCCTGCAGGTGCAAACCATGGAGCAGATACTTTATCATTAAATGCATATACACCTGGGATTACTGTTGAAGCTGGAACCCATACTTGTTTTCCTGTTCCTGGATCGATAATGCGTACCCAAGGCCAGTATGTTGCAGCGTAAGAAGTATCACGAGTTTGAGCTTGTGTTACTACTTCTCCAAGTGAACTACCATATATTCCTAAATCCATTACATACAAACTATCACCTCTAGCAGTTGTATTATTGATAATATTAGTAACTTGTGTAACATGGATATCATTTAATAAACCAGGAGTAAATAGTACATTAAATTGATATGCTTCAGGATTACCTAAAAGTGCAATCATATTATTATAACTAGCACCTGTTAATCCTTGTGTATTAGTTGAAATAGCATCGTATACAGTGATGTTACTATTTACACTTCCAATAGCATTATAAAATGAACCGCCTGCTGAACCACTTCCATTAAGAGGAATTAATGAGGTATAAGCACTTACTGCAATTCCGTTAGAATCAAAATAATTTAGTGTAGGTAAATTAACAGTTTTTACACGAATATATTTTGAATTATTTGGATATTCACCATATAATTCCATTTGATTATTTACAGAATTATAATCTAATACTTGATTACCAATTATTCTAGAAATATAACGTGTTGAATTTGGATCTAATGTTAAATTATTCCAAGCTTCTAACACTACTTTATTATCAGTAATATCATTACCACGTCTAACTAATACATTAAATGTACCTGACCCAGTATTTGCATTTGTAATTTCCCAACGAATATTAGATACTGATCCTGAATTTAAGGCCCCATTAGATCCTAACATGTTAGAACCTGAGTTATTCATAAGGATTCCTTCTGAAATTGTTTCTAGGACAAAAGAAGATGCATTAGTTCCTCCACTATAATAAACTGTAGTTGAACCGGAAACATAATAATACAAATTTCCAGCAATACCTTGAGCTAAAGCAGTTACAGTCATATTAGGAGAAATAAATGATGCACTACTGTTAATAGTTGTATTTGTATAGAAGTTAGTTGGGTTTGAAGGAATAACACCTGAAGATGTAGCATTGTTGAATATATTTTGAACAGATGATCCTGATAATATTACGTTTACTCCATTAAATGAAGCTGTATATGCTTGAGTAACAGCATTCGTTAAATTAAGAACAGCTGATGCTGAAGTAATTCCTATTCCTGAGTTTATATCTTTAGTAATTGCTGAAGTGTAGGAACCACTTGCTACACGAGCAACTAATAATGAAGTTCCTCCATAGTTGAAATAATTAGCTGCGGCAATTGAAGTTAAATAAGAATATGATTGACCACCACTTACAAATGTATCACCAAATAATGTTACAAAATCTGAATAAGTGGTTACAAGGGTTGGTTTTTCAACAGGACCTTTAACTGTTGGGCCTATAATAGCAGCACCAGCTTGAATGGGTTGGCCAGTTAAAAAGGTGTTATCTAATTCACTGATTGCTACTCCAGGAGAAGTTGTAAAATTTGCCATTGTATTTTTTTATTATAAATATCTAAAATTTCCTTAAAATATACTATTAAGCAGGAAATGTTGCACCAGTAGGTAATATGTTGAAATCAAGTACAATAAATTCAGCTGTTCTTGTAGGTTGAAGATAAATTTGACCAATTAATTGGTTTTGATCTATAACACTTGGTGGGTTGTTATTTTCGTTTATTACTACTTTAAATGCAGTTAATCCTTGTTGTTGTTGTACTTGTGATAAATATGGATTAATCAATGATAATAAATTACTTCTAGTTATTGCATTATTTTGTTCAAACACAAATGTATCAGCTACTTGAGAAATATAATTTTTAAGTTCAATTAATAAGCGTCGTACATTTACACGATCTAAAGCACTTGCTTTTTTCTGTAATGTTTTTTGTCCAAATACTGTTATTGCAGATCCATTAGCAGTGGCAACATTTGCAATTGGGTTTACATTATTTTTATAAAGTAAATCTCTATTTCCTTGAGTTAATATACGTTCTGTTTTAATAACAGATGTCATTACTCCACGATTAATACCAGCAGGTGCAAACCAAGGATAAGCAATAGTATCATTTTGAGCATATACTCTTGGAATTAACGTTGTTGTAGGTACCCATACTTGATTAGATGTATTTGGATCTATTGTATATAGCCAAGGCCAATATGCTGCTGCATATGAAGTATCTTTTGTTTGTGCACTAGTAACTACTGGGTTAATGTTGGATCCGTATCCAACTAAGTCAAGAGTAACCATTGAGTCGCCTCTTTCTTGAACAGTAGTAATCATTTGATTTACTACAGTATTATGTAAAGGAAATTGAGATGGATCAGCAATTAAACCAGGAGCAACTAATAAATTATATCTAAATGCATCTTTATTTGCTAATAAAGAAATAGATTCGGTATAATCATTTGCAGTTAAACCTTGAATATTTGTATTTGAAATATTTTCATAATATGCTGCTGCCGTACCTGTAGGGATAATATTTCCTTTAGCGGCACCAAATACTCCACTTTGTGTGATAGGAATTGACCCAGTAAATTCATTTTTTGGATTTCCTATATTATCAAAATAATTTGGAGTAGTTTGATTTACTTGTTTTACACGAATATAAGCAGATTGATTTGCATAACTCCCAGACATTTGAATGTAGTATTCACCATTATCTTCTTGAATAGTTTCAACCTGGTTTCCAATTACTTTTTCAATATAATTAGAAGCATATGGATCTAATGAAAGTGGCCCCCAAGTTTCTAAAATAGACTGTTGAATACTTGAATCATTTCCTTGTCTAATAACAAGAGAAAAAGTTCCATTATTTGTATCTGGGGAAGTAATTTGCCATCTATAATTTTCAGATGAACCACTTAATAAGGTATCATTTGAACCAGTAGGGCCAACACTATTCATAATAATACCTTCAGATAATGTTTCTAATACAAAAACATTAGTATTATAAGGTGAACCGGATGGGTGGGCAGAAGCAGAAATAAATGAAGATGTTGCAGGAGTCCAATCAGTTAAGGTACTACCGCTTACTACACGGGTAATTAATAATGTATTTCCACCTCCCGCAAAATAATTATATGCTGTAACGGAAGTTAAAAAAGTATAGGTGTTACTTCCGCTAAGGAAAGTAGCACCAAACTTATTTAAATAATCACTATATGTAGTTACAATAGTAGGGATTCCTACTTTACCTTTTACGGTTGGTCCAATGATAGCAGCACCTGCTTGTACAGGTTGTTGAGTTACAAATGATTGGTCGTTTTCTATTACTAATACACCAGGTGATACAATTGTTTCTGCCATTGCAAATAAATTATTTTATTATAAATATGGTGTATTTTGATCTAGATTACTCTAATGTAGTAATCTCACCAGTTTCTGGGTCAATATTAACTCGACCATATTTTTCGGATACCGATTGGGTAAATTCTTGTTCTTTAGTAGTTAAATCAGATAAAAATTGTTGGGCTCGTTTGTAGCGATTTTCTACCTGAAGTTTAATGAGTTCGATTTCTCCAAATTCATTAATTAATCGACGAGTACTAATTTGGATTTCTTTTAAAGTTGTTTGTTCTTCTTCTGTTAAAAACTTGGTTTCTGTAACTATTGACATATCTTATAATTTGTTAATAAATATTATACTTTTTCAATAACTTGCGGGATATCAAACATTTCTTCTAAGCTATAATAAGGACATTCATGAGTAATACCTTCAAATGAATAGTCAAACAAATACGAATCAATTAATTTAGTTGTATCTGTTGGTTTATTTGCTATAATATTATCGTGTATAGAATATCCAAAATTAATAGGAGAAGTTCCAATCCAAAATACAGTAGATTTTAAATTTAAAGCAGCAGCAGCATGTTGCAAACAAGAATCAATTAGTATACGTTTATCACTTACTGCTAATAGTGCAAATAAATCCATTGCAGACATAGGTTGATCTAAAATTTCAGCACCTGGGAGTTTTAAAGAGGTTGGTTTACATATTTGGATGATATGATGAGTTTCTTGATGTTTTTGAATAATTTGTAAAGCCATACTATAAGGCAAATCACGTGCCCAAGAATACTCTTGCTGTACATTTAAAGGTCCCCCATTTGTTTGAATCAATAAAATAGGTTTTTCTCGTTGCCATTGTAAAGAATTTCGTTGTTGAACAAAATTAAAATTCAAAACTGGAGTTTGAAACTCATATTTTAAATTCATAAGTTTACACCAATTAGCAATTACATGTTTGTGTTTTAAAATATGATTTGTTTCAAAATATGGTTCGTGTTTAAAAATAAGCGTATCTTTATCTTTGATATAATCATCATAGAAATACTGTGTAGAACCTAATTTATAAACGCGATAAACTGCAGGGAGATTTAAAAACACCTCTGGGTATGATGCTACAATTACTGGTTTTCTATCAGGATATTTTTCAGTTAATGATTTTACTAAAGCAGTAGCGGCTACATTTTTTCCTAAACCACCTTCAACATGCCAAACTATATATTTTTCTTCCATAATTTTTTATTTCCTATTTTAATATATTTGTACCAAATTCGTTCGTGAAAAAAGTAAATGGTTGGTTTTAGTAAAAGCTCCCCTACCCCCAATAATGAAGATAGTTCTAAAGATACACCTAAAGAATAAGCAACAAGTACTGTTGTTAAAGTACCTAAAATACGATAGGAAAATGTTTTTAGTATGTGACGTGTTATTGCCGATTTTTTATCTTCTTTCATAACTTACCTTCTTTGCGCATTTGTTCTCGTACTTTTGTAGCAGATATTTCAGCTACTTTTACGGGAGGGATATGCTCAATAATATCATAACCCACTCCTCTACCAAACTCCACTGAACATACGTCAGGGATGATACTAACTTTAACTCGGCCTTGACCGCATAATTCTTTGTATTCGTTTCCAATGTTTTTAAGTACTTCTTGGGCATCAAATGGGTTTGATTCAGTTGTTTCTACATCTCGGATTGCAATCCAAACATTTTTTCCTTCGTCTAAAGCTTGTTGAAATAGTGCTTTATGTCCATCATGTAAAGGCTGCCAACGCCCAATAAACAAAGCGTATTGGTTTGGTTTAGATTGTAGGGATGATTGTACGTGTACTTTCTTGGTCCAATTTTGCATAACTTTTTATTTTATTTAAACATTCTTCTACTAAGATATTTGTAGTATCTAGATTGAGATAATTTTCTGTTGGTGGTTGATAGTTTTCAACATGAAAATTTTCTCGTCCTCGTATTTCAGTGGTGTGAACATAAAATTCTTTGATTGAGTCTCCAAGTTTTGTTTTAAACTCTTCACGTTGGTCTAAATAAGGAGATACTAAAGATACAACTACATTGCATTCTTTATTGTGTAAAAAATGTGCTAAATGTTGAGCTAATTCAATATTTTTACGGCGACCTGCCTCGCTATAATCTTTATTATCGAATATAGCGCGCAGATCATCTCCGTCAATATGAAAAGTATTGTCTAGTTTTTGCTTTAAAGCAGTTGCTAAAACCGTTTTGCCGTGTCCCGGTTGGCCTGTAAACCAATAAATCATAACTATTTAAATTTTATATTAAGCACAATATGCTTTTGCTGCAGTAATGCAAGTATTAATATCATCTACTTGTTGTTCTGTACATCCTTCTGCAAACCAGTCTTTATTGATCATAAGTTCAAGATGTTGATAATTACGTTCTACGTTATCTTTTTTTTGGTCTATTGCAGGTTCAAGGATTACTCGATTGATTAAGGCAACTGAATCAAAAGCTGCACTAATGTGTTTTTGGACTTGTTCTGGTGTTGGGGTTTTCATTTTTATTTATTTATTTTATTTATAAATATTAAATATAATTAAAAGATTTAAAGTACCAATCATAATGTTGACGTAAACGATTACAATTTTCTTTACCTAAAATTTCTATATAATCATTTTTAACAGGTTTTACTTTAGGTTGAATTGTATGGTCTCCAAAAATACCATGAATAATATCATTTTCCTGAGTTAATTGTTCAACATTGTTAAAATCATGTTGAAAATAAGGTAATCCT